ACCGTGAGCGGGAAGCGGCTGGACCCCGACCTGGTGACGCACACTGACATCATCGGCGGCGTGGACGTGAACACGGGGAAGGAAACCGGCCTGGAGGTTGTTCGGCAGATTTACCCCAAACTGGGCATGACCCCCGGAATCCTGCTGGCCCCGCGTTTCAGCGCGAACCCCAACGTATCGGCGGCGCTGCAAGCCAAGACCAAGGACATCAACGGCGTTTTCAAGGCCGTGACCGATATCGACATCGACAGCACGGCGGACGGCGCGACCAAGTACACCGACGTGAAGGAGCAGAAGGAAAAGCAGGCCGTGACCGACCCCAACGCCTACGCCGTGTGGGGCTACGGCAAGCTGGGCGACGTGGTATACAGCGGGTCCGCCCTGGCCGCTTCCCTGACCGCCTACACCGACGCGGTGAATGGCGACATCCCCAACGTCAGCCCCAGCAACAAGACACTCTCCATCGGCGCTATCTGCCTTGCGGACGGCACGGAAATCATGCTGGACCAGACCCAGGCCAATACCGTCAACGGCTTTGGCGTGGCGACCTTCCTGAACATGAACGGCTTCCGCCTGTGGGGAAACAATACCGCGTGCTATCCGGGGAACAGCGACCCGAAGGACCGCTGGTTCTCCGTGCGCCGGTTCTTCTGCTGGACGGGGAACACGTTCATCTTGACCTACTTCCAGAAGGTGGACGACCCCACCAACCCCCGGCTTATCGAGGCCATCGTGGACAGCGAGAACGTGCGCGGCAACAGCTTTGTTGCGCGTCACATCTGCGCCAGGTATGAAATCACGTTCAACGAGGACGAGAACCCGACCACCGACCTGCTGAACGGGAAGATTACCTTCCATCAGTATCTGACGCCGTATGTCCCGGCGGAGGATATTGAAAACATCCTGGAATTTGACCCGGACGCTTTGAGCAAGCTGTTCGGATAAGGAGGGCCGGAACATGATTAGCGACAACTACATCCCGGAGAAAATCAACGAATACAACGCCTATCTGGACGGCACGAAGATGATTGGCGTTGCCGCCGCGTCCACGCTGCCGGAGGTCAATATGCAGACCAGCACCGTTTCCGGCATGGGCGTCAACGGGGAAATCGACAGCCCCACCCTGGGCCAGTTCGAGAGCATGGAGCAGGAAATCCAGTTCAACACCCTGTACAGTTCGGCGGTGGATATGCTCAACCCCCTGAACGCCATCAACCTGACCTTCCGGGCGGCGCAGCAGGTGTACGACAAGTCCACCGGCGGCGGGTACGCCTTTAAGAGCCTGCGCATCGTGGAGATGGGAAGGGTCAAGAAGTTCAAGCCGGGCAAGATCGAAAAGGCAAACAGCATGGAGGCGGCTATCACTCTGGAGCTGACCTACCTGCTGGTCGAGGTTGACGGCGTTGTGATTATGGAGATCGACAAGCTGAACCAGGTGTACAACGTCAACGGCGTCGATATGCTGGCCGACGTGCGCAACATGACCTGACGGGAACACATACACACCACAAAAACCAAGCCCGCCCCGGACCTCTCTGCCGGGGCGGGCCTATTCTGCTAAAAACGGAAAGGAGACACCACCATGTCGGAGGAAATCAGAACCGAGGAAAAGGCGCGGCAGGAGCAGGCCGAGCGGGCGCACGTTATCGTGCTGAAAAAGCCTCACACCTGGGAGCGAAAAGAATTTACGGAAATCGACCTGGGCGGGCTGGACAAGCTGACCATCCGGGACGCCATCGACGCGCAAAGGGACCTGTTCGGCCAGCAGGAGGTCGCAAGCTCCCTCCTGTGTGAGACGACTACGGCGTTTGCTATGGAAATCGCGGCAAAGGCGAGCGGGCTTCCCATTGAGTTCTTCAAGATGCTGCCCATCAACGTCGGTCGGCAGGTCAAGCGCGCCGTGCAGGAACACATGAGGAAAACGGGCGTGGAGGACAACGGCGTGCTGCGGCTGAAAAGCCCCTACTATTTCGGTGGGGAGCAGTACACGGAGTTCGACCTTTCCGCCATCGCGGACATGAGCGTGATGCAGGAAAGCGCGGCGGAAAACGTCATGGCGCGGGAGGGCTTCATCATCACGGAGAACACCTTCAACTACCTGTATGCCTGCGTTATCGCCAGCATGGCGGTGAACAAGCCGAAGGAGCTTTTTACCGGGCTTCCCCTGTGTGAGCTGCTGAATCTCAAAGAGGCGGTCAACAACTCGGATTTTTTCGAGTAAAGGGCGGCGCGAAAGCGCTGCGAAAGGCGGCTATCCGGCTGGGGGCCGCGACAATGACGGGTATGGACTTCTATATGAAGATGCCTGTGCGGGAGTTTATCGCGCTCAACAATGAGGTGGTGGAAGAGTGGCGAGCAACAAAACATTAGACCTGACAATCCGCATTGCCGGAAAGATGGACAAGAGCCTCTTGGCGGCAATCAACGGAACGCAGAGCCATGTAAGCGATCTGGCGCGGACCGTAAGCCGGGTAGGAACGGCGGGCCTCGCCGCTATGAGCGCACTCGCCACGGGGACTGTCGCGGCCCTTGCCCAGTGTACAGACGCCGCAAAGGACTTTGAAAGCCAGATGTCCAATGTGGTGAAGTATGTGGGCGGGCTGGCCGACGCCAACGGGAAAATCAGTGACAGCCTGGCAGACAACGGCAAGACCTACGCGCAAAACTACGCGGAAATGACCGACGCCATCCTGAATCTAAGCACGCAAATCCCCATGACGGCGGAGGAACTGACCCAGCTTGCCGCAGCCGCCGGGCAATCCGGCAAGACCATCAGCGACCTTATCCAGTATGACGACAAAGGGAACATTACCGGCTTCCTGAAAGACGTTGCCATGATGGGAACGGCAATGGATATTTCCGCAGAACAGGCGGGCGACTGGGCGGCGAAGTGGGAACACTCCTTCAACCTGAACCACGACCAGGTAATGGTGCTGTCCGACCAAATCAACTACCTGGGCGCGAACAGCGCCACAACGGCGGCGGAAATTGCGCAGGTGGTAAACGACGCCGCAGGACTGGGGCAAATCGCCGGTATGGACGTGGCAAGCACGGCGGCGCTGGCGGACGCAATGCTGGCTATGGGCGTGGAAGGAAGCAAGGCGGCAACAGGAATCAGCCGAATCTACACCAACATGAGCCTTGGAGCCAGCGCCACAAAAGCACAAAGGGAAATGTGGCAATCGCTGGGCTACACGGCGGAGGGCGTTGCAAAGGCTATGCAGGTGGATGCCACCGGGACCATGATAGATGTCTTTGAGGCAATCGGGAACATGGACGCGGACAAGCAGGTTGCGGCCCTGAAAACGCTGTTCGGCCAGTGGGCCATCCAAGGCGCGGCAAAGCTGACCGGAAACCTGGGGTCTTTTACGGACGCGCTGGCTATGGTGAATGACCCAAGCCTGTACAGCGGAAGCATGGAGCGGGAATTTATCATTAAGTCCAGCAACTCCGAGGCCATAGACATGATGATGGCAAATGCGTTCCAGGCGTTGAAAATCGACGTGGGAACCGCGTTTCTCCCGGCCAAAAAGGAAATGAGCGTGGCGCTCATTGACTTTATCAACCAGCTACGGAATATGCCGGAGCTGGGAGAAGTCGCACAAACGCTGGCGTCCTTGTTCAGCCAGGGGGTTACATGGGCCGGGGAGGCGCTGGAAAAGGCGCTGCCGACCATCCAACAGGCGCTTAATTATCTGCTGGACAACGGGCCGCAGGTGGTAGGCGTCTTGAAATCGCTGGCGGGGGCGTTCCTCGCCATGAAGTTTGCACCAGGAATTACAGGACTGCTGGGCGGAGCGGGAAATCTGCTGCTGGGCACAAAGTCCGGCACGGGGAATTACGCCACCAGGACCGGCGGATTGGCCGGTATGGCGTCAGGTCTGTGGAACGGCGGACGGAATATCGCCGGGAAAGCCGGGGGCCTCTTCTCTGCCTTTGGAGGCGCGGCGCAGGGCAACGGGTTTTTGCGGACGCTGAACGCCACAATGTCCAGTCTGATGTCCGGGAACGGCATAGCCGGGACGACCGGCCTGCTGAACGCAGGAGCGGGAATACCGGGGCTTTTGAGCGGCTTCCAGGGAGTAGGAGGCGTAATCAAAAACTCCATTGCCGGGAGCGGGATAGGCCAGTATTTCGG